TCTATATTGAGCATCAGAAGGCCTGAATAAAAATTCTTTAGGTTTGATTACCTCTGCTTTTTCTCCATACAGAGCGGCAAACAATAATCTAAAAGATTCATCAGTTCCTTTACTTTGATAAAAATCTTTTGTTCTTGATAAAAATAATTTTTGATTTACATCAGAATCAATAGTTCTTCTTTCAAATCCTGGTGCAATTTGTTGTTTGAGTTTAATTAAAAACTCTTTCAGTAAAATATTACTAAGATTTACAATCGTGCTTCCTTTAGTATGCGAAGTAGCTTCAGATGAAGAGAATGTCAGTTTCTCATCATCGTCTGCAAATGAAGTGACACCACTAAATCCACGAATACATCCATTAAAAGAGTTTCTATCTTTTGAGGTGTATAAAATTATTTCATCGTCAATCTTAATTAATCCATATCTCTCAGGAAACTTATACGTTCCATACTGTTGTTTGACAAGATCAACCCCGACAGTAATTTCAGTGTCACTAAAATCAACATCTGCTGCTAAGTTAGTCTCATCTTGAGAATCAAGAAGTGTTTCAAGTTTTACATATTCATCAATATTTTGAATGATATCAGATGGTGCAGTCGGATATTCCTGAGAAATATAATACTGCTTTAAAAATTCACCAACCAAGGGAAAATCATCCCTTACAAATGCAGGTAACTGATACTCAATGATGTCCTGAATCTGTACGCGCTGTAAATCGGTTGATATCATCTTACGTCTTTAGTATGAATAAGTAGGAGTGGAAGTTGATGGTGTAGAGGTTGTAGTTGTTGAAGTTGTTGTAGTTGTAGTAGATGGAGTAATTGACGAAGTTGTTTGAGATTGTGTTGTTATCATTCTTGAATCAACTGTGCCACGGACTAAACTTCCATTTGCAAAACTTGAAGTAACAATATAATCAGAACCCGATACATCGTAACCAGAAGATATTCTATCGTTGATAGAATTTATCGTTACGTTATTAGTATCTAGTTGAATATAAAGATCCTGTAATCCGATGATATCATTGGAATAAGGAACTGCAGAAATTTCAATAAGCGGGAATTGTCTATTGATATTTGTTGATATAATATTGATTGGATTTAATTTAATCTCACCCTTGATATAATCAATCGTTCCTATATTTCTTCTTACAATTACTGCTTCAGTCGGTGAATTTAATCTAATAAGATTGATTGTTCCTTTTTCTAAACTGTTATCAGTAGCGTCCACAAGATAAACAGTGCCTGAAACTCCGCTTACTCGAAAACCGGAGGACTTAATGTTGTATCCAATTTTACCATTGTGTGTTCCATGTCCGTGATTTACAATATGGAAACGATTTCCAAAACAAATTTCATATTCAGCGAAAGTATTAAGAGAAGCTCTTAAGTCTCTTCTCATTTGAATTGTAGTAATATTAGATGTAATGGCAGAATTACTACTATCAATAATATTCAAGAACTTACTATATTTAAATCTTGCCCCAAATTTATTAACTTCAGTTGATGATGCATATGCGTCAATGGTATTCGATACGATTGACTTTATTTGATCTCCACTATTAGCATCGTTTGAATTGTAGTAAACATTAACGAGTGCCTCAATATAAAGGTATTTCAAATCAGTGATCTCTAAATCAATGCCACCCACAGAATATCTTTTGATTTCTCTCTTGATATTATCCTTAACCAAGTTAGAAAGGTATGCACCGTTAATTGGTTTAATACTTGCAAACACTTTTCCATATTGAGGAGGATTCAATTCTTCTCCACCGAACACAGATATCGATTCAGACTCAGGATAAATCTTCGGAATAATGTATTCATAGTCACTTGCTGTTACAGCTCTGTTCTGTGAGGCGTAAGTTTGAGGAGCATACTTTTTGATTGACTCTACACTCTCAATATCAGCACCAGCGAATGAAGGGGTATTTACGGTGATTCGTGAAATACCAGAATCAACAGAAACGTTATCTCTTGATGTTGTTAACTTACCATTGAATGATAAATCTGAAACACCGTTTGATTCACTGCCGTTGTTGACAAGATAACTTACTTCTAAAAAGTTAGGTTCTTGAAGTGCAATACCAAATACACCGTCACCAAAAATTAGTTCATATCTTTCATCTTCAATCTCTTGTACCCAATATACAGGCGACTCACTAGTAACTTCAAATAAACTATCAGATCTACGATATCTTCTCTTTACCGATGAAAGTGCAGACGGTTTCCACGTTACATTAATTGTAGAAATATCAATGTTTGAATTATCTAAGATATATCTTTGATTAGGATCAAAAGTATTATAACTGAACTCAGCAGTTACATAAGTTCCTTCATAAACATCAATATTACTGAAAGTTGCGATGTCATTTTCGACAGGAACAGTAATGTCCTCCATGATAGAGAACGTATAATTCTCCACACCAAACGCTTGAGATGTAGCAACAACCCCTTTATTCAGTGTGATCGTCTGAGGTTTAGTGCTATAGTTAGCGGTGTTAACAATAAAAGATATATTTGCTCTTGATGACTTACTACTACGGGGAGTGTATCCTATATTCCTCGCCAGAGACACCACGTTCTCCCTGAGGGTAGCAGAATCAATGAATACCTCATTAGATACCATATTGGCATTATATGAGGTTATGTACGTATTATACGCTAACGCATCGATGATTGTTGAAAGATTAGATCCTTCAAAATCGTAATCAGTGAAATTAGAATTCGTTCGCAGATAGTCAGTGATCGACTGCTTAATCTGATCGAAATCTAAATTGGCAAAGTTGACTAGTGCCATTATCGTGTCTGTTGTAATGCGAATGATAATTGCTGAGGAGTTGCCTCTATCCCAACAATGTCATAACGAATAGAGATATCATACTCATTTGCGTCAAAGTTTGGTTGAACTACCACTTGACGCAATCTTACTCTAGGTTCAAAGTTATTAATTGTATTTTCGATTTGCTCTCTTAAAGCTTCAGTTGTGATATCATCAATAGGATCAAATAATAAACGACTCACTTGTGATCCTAATTCAGGATTAAATGGAC